AGGTCGACGTCTGGGGCTGGGGCCGCGGGCTGGAAAGCTGGCTTGTCGATCACCTCGTGCTCGAGGGCGGCCCCGGCGATCCGGCCTGCTGGCAGCAGCTGACGGAGTTGCTCGGGCGGACGTGGGTGCACGCGGGCGGCCAGCACTTGACCATCGCGCGGCTCGCCATCGACACGGGCTACGAGACGAGCGCGGTCTATGCCTGGTCGCGCCAGGTGGGGTTCGCGCAGGTGGCGCCGGTGAAGGGCGTCGAGGGGTTCACTCGGACGAGCCCGGTGACCGGCCCCACCTATGTCGACGCGACCATCGCGGGCAAGCGGCTCCGGCGCGGCGCGCGGCTCTGGACCGTGGCCACCTCGACCTTCAAGGCCGAGACCTATCGCTTCCTGCGGCAGGACCGGCCGACGAGAGAGGAACAGGCCGCGGGTGCGCTGTGCCCGCCCGGCACAATCCACCTGCCGGACTGGGCGGACGGCGAATGGCTCAAGCAGCTGACCGCCGAGCAGCTGGTGACGGTGAAGGGCAAGCGTGGCTTCACGCGGCTCGAATGGCAGAAGCTCCGCGAGCGCAACGAGGCGCTGGACACAAGGGTCTATGCCCGCGCGGCGGCGTGGATTCTCGGGGCGGACCGCTGGCCCGAGGCGCGCTGGGCCGATCTGGAGGCTCAGCTTGGGGTGGCGAATCCGGACGGGCCCGAGGCCGGTGCGGCAACGGCGCCATCCGTCCCGACACGACCAATGCCGCGCCGACGCACGGTGCGCTCGAGCTACATGAGGTGATCCATGGCCACGGCCGCAGAGCTCCGCGCACGCCGCGACGCGCTGACCGCGCAGCGATCCTCGGGGGTGGCGCGGGTAAGCTATGACGGCAAGACCGTGGACTATCGCAGTCTCGCCGAGATCGACCGGGCCATCGAGGCGCTGGACCGCGAGATCGCCGCGGCCGAGGGGCGTCGGATTGTCCGGCAAGTGCGCGTAACGACGGCGAAGGCTCTCTGAACCCATGGGCATCTTCGACCGTTTCCGCCGCCGCTCGACCGGCGGTCCCGCTGCCGTGCGCGCCCGTCTCGAAGGTGCGATGGCGAAACGCCGGCTGCGGGGCTGGAACCCGCCGCTCGAGAACATCAACGCGCTGGTCGCCTCCGGAGGCCCGCGGCTCCTGGCGCGGTCCCGAGAGCTGGTGGTGACGAACGGCTATGCCGCCAACGCCTGCGAAGCCTTCGCGGCAAACCTTGTCGGCGATGGCATCAAGCCCTCATCGCTCATCGGAGACGCCGATCTGCGCGACCGGGTCCAGCGGCTCTGGCTCGCCTGGACCGACGAGGCCGATGCGGACGCGTTGACCGACTTCTACGGTCTGCAGGCCATGGTCGCGCGCGAGATGTTCGTGGCGGGCGAGTGCTTCGTCCGGATGCGCCAGCGTCGGGTCGAAGACGGGCTACTGGTCCCGCTCCAGCTGCAACTGCTGCAGTCCGAGATGCTGCCCTTCGAGAAGACCGAGACCGCGGCGAACGGCAACCGCATCCGCTGCGGGATCGAGTTCGACGGCATCGGCCGCCGCGTGGCCTACCACTTCCGCCGCCGCCACCCGGGCGATAGCACCGACCAAGGGGCGGTCATCCCGGAGACGGTGCGCGTGCCGGCGGCGGACGTGCTGCACATCTATCGCCCCATCGACGCGGGCCAGATCCGGGGGCTGCCGCATATCGCGCCGGCGATGGTGCGTCTGTTTCTGCTCGACCAGTACGACGATGCCGAACTCGACCGGAAGAAGACCGCCGCAATGTTCGCAGGCTTCATCACCAAGACCGCGCCGGAAGAGCCCATGATGGGCGAGGCCGAGGCGGATCTCGACGGCGCGGCCATCGCGAGCCTCGAGCCCGGCACGATGCAGGTGCTGCTGCCCGGCGAAGACGTGAAGTTCTCGTCGCCCGCCGATGTCGGCGGCGGCTACGAGGCGTTCCAGTACCGGACGCTGCTCTCGGTCGCGGCCTCGCTTGGGCTGCCCTATCACCTCGTCACCGGCGATGTCCGGCAAGCGAACTACTCGAGTCTCCGGGCCGAACTCGTCGAGTTCCGTCGCCGCATCGGCCAGCTGCAGCATGGCGTCATCGTGCACCAGCTCTGCCGGGCAGTCTGGCGGCGCTGGCTGGAGACCGCGGTCCTGTCGGGCGCGCTGGAGGCCGATCCGGCAGAGGTGCGACCGGTGCAGTGGATCCCGCCGCGCTGGGACTGGGTCGATCCGCTGAAGGACATCCAGGCGCAGGTGCTGGCGATGGAGGCGGGCATCACCTCGCGGCGCAAGGTGGTCGAGGCCACCGGCTACGACATCGAGGAAGTCGACCGCGAGAACGCCGCCGACGCCGCGCGCGCGACAGGGCTCGGCCTGCGCTACCGCACCAGCCCCGGCGAGACGCAGGGCGCCCGCGCGACGCCGGCGACCCGGGCCGAGCCCGGCGATGGCGCCGGTAACGACACGGACGACGGCGCCGACGCGACCGATCCGGCCACCGAACAGGAGTGACGACATGGCAAACTGGTATGCGATCCGCGCCCGAGGGACGGGTGCGGAAGTGGCGATCTATGACGAGATCGGCGCCTACGGGGTCTCGGCGAAGGGGTTTCTGGCAGAACTGGGCGCGCTGCCTGAGGGCACGCCTGTCGATCTGCGGCTCAACAGCCCTGGCGGGTCGGTCTTCGACGCAGTCGCGATCCACAACGCGCTGAAGCGGCACGAGGGCACGGTCACGGTCTGGATCGACGGCATCGCCGCCTCGGCTGCGTCCTACATCGCGATGGCGGGCGACGAGATCGTGATGCCTGAGAACGCCTTCCTGATGATCCACGACCCGGCCGGCCTCGTCATGGGCACGGCCGAGGACATGCGCGCCATGGCCGAGGCGCTCGACAAGGTGAAAGGCAGCCTCGTCTCCGGCTACGCCGCGAAATCCGGCCGGACGCCGGACGACGTCTCCGCGCTGATGGCCGCCGAGACCTGGTTCGATGCAAGTGACGCCATGGCGCAGGGCTTCGCCGACCGGCTGATCGAGCCCGTCCGGATCGCCGCGCGCTTCGACATCGGCCGCTTTCGCAACGCGCCGCCGGATTTGGTTGAAGCTATCGAAGCCGAGCCGGAGCCCAACGCTGAGTGCGACGGCCGGGAGATCGAAGCGGACGAGGATACCGACGCCGCCGCCGAAGGCGACCCGGTCGAGGGCGCCAAGGACGAGCCGGCCGCCACCTCCGACGACCCGCGGCCGTCGGCCGTGACGCTGCCGCCCAGTGGCGCGCCGCCGGACCCGGACGCGATCCGGGCAGAGGCCATCGGGCATGCGCGGGCCGTCGTCGATCTCTGCCGTCTCGCGGGCCAGCCGCAGATGGCCGGCCGCTTCCTCGAAGAGGACGCCAGCCTCGACGCGGTGCGCGCGGCGCTCCTCGCCGCCAAGGCCGAGGCGGAGCCCGAGATCGCGCCCCATCACCCGCAGCCCGGCCGCTCCTCGGCCGCGCGCCCCTGGGGCGAGATCGTCGCCCGCACCTTCAAGCTGAAAGGATGACATCATGACCACGCTGGTCGAAGGGAAACACCCCGGCGACTTCCTCGTCTGGGAGGCCTTCCGCGACTACACCCGCGAGACGATCACCGTCGCGGCGGGCACGCTCGAGCCCGGCACGGTGCTCGGCAAGATCACCGCCTCGGGCAAGTACGCTGCCCACGACCCGGCCGCCGTCGACGGCACCGAGACCGCCGTCGCCGTGCTCTGGGGCAAGGCGGATGCGAGCGCTGGCGATGCGCCCGCCGTCGCGGTCGTCCGCGGCCCCGCTATCGTCAACCGCCACGACGTCGTCTTCGCCGGCACGCCCAGCGAGGCCGAGATCGCGGCCGCCCATACGGCGCTTCTCGCCGCGGGCATTCTCGTCCGCTGACCCAATCTCGACAGGAGGCATTCTCATGGCCACCATGGACATCTTCGAAGGCGATGCCTTCACCATCGTCGAGCTCACCCGCGCGCTCGAGAACATCCCCTACAAGCCCGCGCTGCTCTCGGGCTCGGCCCTCTTCAGCCCGCGCGGCGTGCGCTCGCGCACCGTGGTGATCGAGAGCCGCGATGGCACACTCTCGCTGATCCCGTTCTCCGAGCGCGGCTCGGCCTACGAGCAGCAGGTGCCCGACCGGCGCGAGATGCGCGCCTTCGTCTGCCGCCAGTTCAAGAAGCAGGACGTGCTCTGGGCCTCCGAGATCCAGTCCGTCCGCGACTTCGGGTCGGAGAGCGCCACTCAGCAGGTGCAGACCGAGGTGGCTTATCGGCTCAGGAAGCTCCGCCAGGACGCCGAGACCACCTTCGAGTACCACCTGCTGAACGGCATCCAGGGGCTGGTGAAGGACCCGAAGGACCACGCCACGGTCGTGAACTACTTCACCGAGTTCGGCATCACGCCGGCGGCCGAGATCGACTTCGACCTCGACAATGCGAGCCCCGCCTCGGGAGCACTGCGAAAGCGCTGCCAGGCGCTGATCGAGAGCGTCGAGGACTCGATGGGCGGGCTTTCAGCCGGGGCGGTGCAGGTTCGCGCCGAATGCGGCTCGGCCTTCTTCGCCGATCTCGTCGCCCACAAGGAGGTGCGCGAGACCTACCTCAACACCGCCGCGGCGGCCGATCTGCGCGGCCGGGTGGCCGACGAGGTCAGCTTCGGCGGCATCACCTTCCGCCGCTACCGGGGCGGCGTCGGCTTCACCGTGCCGACCGACAAGGCGTTCTTTTATCCCGAAGGCATCGAGGGGCTCTTCGAGATCTACTACGCCCCCGCCGACACCTTCGAGACGGTGAACACCCTCGGCCAGCCGCTCTATGCCCGCACGATCCCCGACCGGGATCGCGACGAGTGGGTGAGGCTCGAGATCGAGAGCAACCCGCTGCCTATCTGCACTCGCCCGCAGGTGCTGCGACAGGCTAGGCGGACCTGACGAGTCAGAGCGTGACGCTGTATCGGGCGTGAAGATCGCTGAGATGCCGGACCAGCCAGTCGGCCGGTTCGGTGTCCTGCCAGAAGCGCCATAGTTCCGGATAGCTCATCGCCTCGAACGCCGGTGATGATCCTGCCACGCGCGCCCTGAACTCGTCGATCTCCTCACGATGGGCGGCGAACTCCGGACCGGCACCCGAGTTCGCAGGCTCCCAGAACAGATAGAGCGGCGTCACGGGGCGGTCTGGAAAGGTCCGAGCCAGACCGAAAGCATGCTTGATGAGCTGTGCAGCCTCGAGCCAGGTGTAATGGTCCGGGCGATCCCGGAGGCGCAGCATCTCGCGAAAGTATCCCTGGCCGCGCCGCGCGTCCCTGATCTGCTCCTCGTAGGCGGGCGAGAATTCGGCCCGGTGGGCCGACAGGTGTTCGGTCAGCTTGGACTCGATCCCGACCACGCCGCCGGGGCCCGAAAGTACGACGTCGAGGTTGGGTGCACGGCCGCCGCGGAGTCCGGTGGGGCATTTCCGTTCGAAGCGAAGATCGTCGAAACCGGCACCCATCGGCATGGCGAGGTCGGCGATCCGGCTCCGAAACGGCGCGAAGCAGTTGACCGCCAGCCCAGATGAAGAATGGGCCGCCCGGAACTTGGTCTGCAGCTCGTTGCCGTCGCCTGAGGACAGGTCTGCTTCGAAATCCTCCAGCGAGACCTGCGGAAGCAGGGTGTCGCGAAAATCTGCAACGTAGCCCTTCGGGTCGAGGGACGTGTCCGGGTGCTGGCGCATGAACGCCTCTGACAGCGCCTGAACGGCTCGGACCCTCGTCGGGCGCTCAAAATCGATTCCTGTTTCATGGGAGCAGTATAGCCATGACCAGCGCGTTCGCATCCGCCCTCGACGCGCTCTTCGCGGATGCGCATCTCGCGCGTGACATCGTCTACATCGCCGAGGGCGGCGCGCCTTCGCTGGTCCGCGCCATCCTGCGGCGCCCCGACGACGTCACCAGTTTCGGCGAGGCGCGGATCTGGTCGGAGAGCACCCGGCTCGATCTGCGCCTTTCCGAAGTGGCCAACCCGCGTCCCGGTGACCGCATCGAGATCGACGGCGACGCCTTCC